AGTCATCCTGTTTACCTCTTTCTCAGGGAGTTTAGTCTCCAGGATTCCCGGGACGGTTCAAACTGTAAAAACCAGTACCCGGCACTACCTGCTGAGGTGCCATAGGCGACACCCGTTGTTAACTTATCCATGGATTTCATAACCCCACCTCGCAGATGCGGGTGCTGTGTAATGGAAATAAAAAGGCCACCTGACGTGGCCACCAGATTATTTCCCCACCAGCTCGTTTATCTCTTTCACTGTCTGGTTAAACCGCTCTGACTCAAGCTCAACACCTAAGGCCCGACGCCCCAGCGCCATTGCTGCTTTTATTGTGGAACCGGATCCCATAAAAAAATCAGCAACCAGATCACCAGGTCGACTACTGGCATTGATTATTTGCCTGAGCATATCCGCCGGTTTCTCACACGGATGTTTACCCGGGTAGAACTGAACGGGTTTATGCATCCAGACATCGGTATAAGGCACGGAGACTGATACGGAGAAATAGCGCCGGAGAGATTTAAACTCATCCAGCAATTCAGAATATTTGCGATTCAGTGAATCATAAGATGCCACCAGCTGGTGGTGTGGTTGTTCCAGTTGTTGTTCCTGAAACTTCTCTGCCGCTATACGGGAAAACAGTGCCTGTAACTTCCGATAGTCAGCCTCATTCGGCAACTGCCACTGACTGGCACCAAACCAGTGGGAAACCATATTTTTCTTACCTGTGGCTTCGGCAATTTGTTTTGCCGTTATACCCAGTTCGGCACGAGCATCCCTGAAATACGATATCAGCGGTGCCATTATGTGCTGTTTGAGTTCCCTTTCTTTTGCCGCATAGCCGTCACTTTTGCCGCGATATGGCCCCTGGTAATGTTCAGCAAACAGAACGCGCTCTGTGGCAGGAAAATATGCGCGCAGACTTTCTTTATTACACCCATTCCAACGTCCGGACGGCTTCGCCCAGATGATATGGTTAAGCACGTTGAAACGTTCACGCATCATGATCTCAATATCAGATGCCAGGCGATGCCCACAGAACAGGTAAAGGCTTCCGGCAGGTTTCAACACCCGCCAGAACTGGGCCAGACAGTGGTCCAGCCACTTAAGGTAATCTTCGTCCCCTTTCCACTGATTGTCCCAACCGTTGGGTTTCACCTTGAAGTACGGCGGATCGGTAACAATCAGGTCAATGGAATCATCAGGCAGGGACTGAATAAAATGCAGGCAATCAGCGTTGATTAAATCAACACTGTTTATTTTTACAGTATTTTTCATGGATCAGTAAGCGTAACTCTGGTAGGCTCACTCTGCTTTTGCGCTAAAGCAGTGGGCCGTGGTTCGCTTGTGACCAGTAAGCATGAGCGAATGGCTGGCAGGTGCTACCAACACCCACCAGCCGCCCATTTTCACAAATTAAAAGTCCTTCATAGCTGAAGGCGTCTGTAACAGCCGAACTGGTAATCTGCCAGCCCCGCCATAACCAACTGGGTCAGTATTAACTGACAGCGTTCGCGTGAAAGATATGTGTTTTGTGCAATCTCCCCGACTGTTGCCGGTTCGATGCTTAATTCATTAAAAACAACTTTCGCCGTTTCTGTCATATCTTGCTGTTTTAACATGTCTTTTTTCCTTCTGGTTAACATGACATACCAATAACTCTTGTCTAAAAAGCCAGCAAGATAAAAAGTCAGTATTCACGACCACCAGCGTGTTTACCGTACTGCACCAGGTTTACAGGTACAAAAAAACCCGCTCGACGGCGGGTTTAAGTTGTGTGGCGAAGTAACCACTCTTGAGAGCATATCTGATTATTTACGATTGTAAATAATATATTCCCCCCCAATAATTAGATTGAGAAAACATTACCATATTGATAATAAGGCAATTGACATAATTATAAAAATCATTCTTGGTTGATTTTAAAACAACAAATGCACGATATTTACCCAATCATTGATGAATACATCTCTAAATGTTATAAATTTATTGTTTTTCTAAAGATAACTCTCATTCATATCAGGAAAGATAAAAAATGTCAGACATAAAAAATATACTAAAATGCATGTACTTTGATAAAAATAGATACTCAAACTTTGGCTCCGTAATTAAAAGTCTAGAGATAAATGGATTTCGAGGAATAAAAAAACTAACATTAAATATAAATTTTCCGGTAACTGCAATATCAGGGCTAAACGGCGCTGGGAAAAGCACTCTTGGGCAGTTAGCAATATGCGCATATAAAAAACCAGTTACAGCCCGTGAATATAAGAGATTATATATTAAAGATTTTTTCCCTGTATCTAAAGCCGATCCAGCCCCTTTCGATAATGACGCCAGTGTCATTTATAAATATGAAACAAATGATTCAACGAAAACACAAGATGTGACTGTCACTCGCATAAAGTCTTCTTGGTCTGGATATAAAAGACAACCAGAAAGACACTGTTTTTACATTGGTTTTACTGTCTATATTCCAAAAGTAGAACGTAGAGATATAAGTGTTTATGGCGGTAAAGACTTTGATTTAACAGAGAGAAGAAGCGTCGACCATTCAGTAATATTGAAGATGGCAAAAATAATAGGTCATCCATATGATGATATCGCATTCCAAGGAATTTCTCATAGAGCACGTCGTTCAGAAATTGGTATTGTTGAAAGACTTGGGTATTCTTATTCTGAAAATAACATGGGGTTTGGCGAAGGAAGAGTTCTTTATACGGTTGATATGCTTGAAACAGCTCCAGAGCAAAGTCTTTTCGTACTAGAAGAACCAGAAACATCTCTTCATGAAAGCGCACAGTATGAATTTGCAAAATATTTAATGGAAGTATGTCAACGTAGAAAACATCAAATAATATTATCAACACACTCAAGTGTGATATTAAATGCTTTACCTCCTGATGCACGAAAATTACTTATTAGAGATCAGACTGGTGTCTATATCAAAGATGGAATTTCAACAACTCATGTGAGATCAATACTGTCTGATGGGCAGTTTAAAGGGCTGCATATTTGCGTAGAAGACCAGTTTGCAAAAGTTTTACTTAGTGAAGTAATTAGAGCAAAGCGGAGAGACATTCTTAAATCCATTCAAATCACTGATATTGGAGATAAAGATGCAGTCCGACAAGCAGTCGAGGTATTCAAGAAAGCAGGCCTTAATGTTATTGCCGTAAGAGATGCAGATGTTGGAGAAAACATTAAAGATGATTTATTTTCTTTCCCTGGCAATAGGCCACCAGAAGTAGAAGTATTTCAACATGAGGAAGTAAAAAAATTCCTCTACAAGGAGTATCATATTGATTTTGATTGGTTAATAAAAAAGGAAGGGATTAGTGATCATCACAATTACACTCAAGCAATTGCTAAAGAAGCAGAATGTGAGGAGGAAGTAATTAGAACTTTAGCAATTAAAAAATATATTGAAATTATTGATGAGAAATTTGACCCACTTATTACAAATATAGTAAGCAAAATAAAATAACAAACCAGCAGGCGCTAATTACTAAAAACCTTGTACATTAGCGCCACCCTCAAATAAATCAGTGGTTATTAAATCCCCACAAAAACATTAATATAAAGCACAAACAGTCCACCCTCCTTAATTTCATGCTAACAATACAAATTAAAAATCCAGATACTCATAAAATATCTTTCTAGATATTTGAGTCCATTTCCAATTCTATTTCTAACATTATCAACATACCTTCAATGATGCCTTCTGCCTTTTGCAATAAGCGCCCAACCCAGCAATCAGAACGCCCATGTTTACGGGCAAGCGCCATAAACGTCATACCACCTACATAATAATCTACTAATAAATCGTGCAAATCGCTGTTGTTCTTTTTCAGACGGGCCATGCATCCCAGCATGGTTGCCACCTCCTGATTGGTTGGCGGGAAGCCACGTTCTTTCTGATAAGAAATCAGCATATCCAGCACCTGCTGCTGGCATTGAGTTAACGTCGTCATGCCGCCATCTCCCTGACCAGTTTTTCTGCCTGCTGGCGAACCTGCGCCAGAAAGGCCTCACCACATGCCTCAAGTTCATAGCGCCCGATGTAGCTGATTGCCGGTCCCTTCCAGGTCTTGTCGAAAACAGCAATAGCACCAGCGAAGAAAGCGCCTGTCGGCACCTGCTTCTCATCCTTCGGGATAAACCAGGCAGGCAGTTCAAAACCAATACGCCCGCGAATAAAAGCAATATGATCTGCATCTTCCGGCCACCACACTTCGCTGGTGGCAGCTTTGATCAGGAAAACATAGCGCCCGCCTTTATCACGCATGGCACTGGCATGCTTCATGATGTAACGCATGCCGGTGATGTATTGCCCCTCATGCTGACTGGCGCGGCTGTATGGGGGATTACCAAAGGCAGCACCTTTAAGCTCCGCAAGGCGTTCTGACCAGTCATGCGCCAGCGCGTTGTCTTCCGCCGTGTAATACGCAGCACATTTGGCGTTATCACCGTCAGTAAACAGATCCAGAACAAACGGGCCAAACAGAGTGTTAATTCCCCAGAAAATGTTGTCCGGCGTGCGCCACTGATCGCCCACTTCCTTCAGTTCATGGGCTGGTTTGTTCCGCAGTTCCGCCAGCGCCTGGCAATATTTATTACTCATTAAGCCCCCACGTAATTCCCTGAGAGATACCACTCTTCACCTGATGCAGCCCGCTTACTGCTTTTCCGTAAACACCGTTCACGACGCGCCAGAAAATTGTTTCGTTCTGGCTGGGAGTGGCTTTCACGGAATGCCGCCATCCACACCGTTGCAGCACGACGGTATAAGCCCCTGGACTCCAGTTCTTCCGCCTGGCGGGTCAGGCACAAAATCACCCGCGGGTCGTTAGTGCCGACATAGAAATTGCGCACAGGTCTGGTTTCACGAACTGGTTGTGGTTCCGGATCCTGCGCTCTCTCAGTCAGGCGCGGGAAATGTCTGTGTGTATCTCCTTCACAACGGTGAGCCACACGCCCACTCTGACGTAACTTGCTTGCTGACTGCAGAACGCGCTGCCGTGAGTAACCTGCAAAAGCATCCGCAATGTCTCCGGAAGTACAGCCCGGATGGGCTTCAATGAATTTCTGAACGTCATTCAAAAGACTCATGCTCACCCCCTGAATCCTGCCGGGATCTGGCTGTAGTCCACATTGTCGTAACTGGCTTTGAAGTACGGGTCTTCGCGTTTTTCTGTGTACGTGCTGACGGACGGCGATAAGCGCAGAGAAAGCTCATCCCATTTTTCCCGCAGCTTCGACGGGCTGAGCACGTTACGGCACCAGAACGGATCGCGGCTGACGCGGCTGTACATCTCGCAGATTTGTTTGTGAGTACGACCATCCTGCACACACATCAGGCGAATTTCGTTTGCCCAGGCTGTCCAGTTCGGTTCTTTGGGACGAACCACCTCGCCGTCACATTCGGCAGCCTGCTCGTACAGGGCGATGATTTTTTTCCAGAGCCACTGTGCGCAGGTCAAATCATCCTGCGTCCCCCACTGGCGCTTTTTAGGGCTGAATACAACCGCATCAGGATGGCGAGTTAAAAAATCCTGTTCAGCCGTCTGCGTGTCCGGTTGCGAAGCGTCCGGACGAGAAGGTTTTTTATCTGACGGATCATGTTTTGATTTTACTGACGGATCCCCGCCAGATTCTGACGGGTGAAAACCCGCTTTTTTGCCAGATTTCGACGCATCAAATTTTGACGGGTCAGATTTTGATGCGTCAGATTTTGACGGGTCAGAATCTGACAGTTGAGAAAATGCCGCTGCCTGAAGCTTCGCAACGTTAAGCTGATAAACATTCGACGCATTGCGGTTAGCCTCATCGTTCTGTGGTTAAAAATTGAAGGTGTTCTGTTAATCTTTCGGATAGATAACTGGCTAAGTGCTCTCAGCGTTGTGGTGAATGCGCAGACTGATGCGCGAAAGACATTGCAGCTATTGCGGAAAAGAGCTGTTCGGCGGGGCAATTAAACGCCCGTGAGAGTCTGAAATAACCGCAAGCCGGAGATCAGCACCGGTCACCACAACAGCCACTGCTTTGGCGGTACCAGTTTGTACACTTGCTTCCGGCTGGTACCGCTCTTTTTACAAAACAGAGAAGAGCATCACCGGACGACGGGCTCATAACCCAATCCATCCGGGCGGCTGCCACCGCAGGTGTTCTTCTCTGTTTTGTGGAGAAACTAACACCGCCACTCTCAAACTGAAAAAGACAGCACCGTTCTCTGCCCTGTTGTCTGTTACGGGATGTTTATGGAACGCTTTAACGAGTTATCGGAGTTACGCAAATGCGCATGAATGTTTTCGAAATGGAAGGGTTTCTTCGTGGGAGATGTGTACCGCGAGATCTGAAAGTAAATGAAACAGATGCTGAATACCTGGTGCGTAAATTCGATGCGCTTGAAGCTAAATGTGCAGCACAGGAAAACAAAGTAATACCAGTGTCAACTGAACTGCCACCAGCAAATGAAAGTGTTTTGTTATTCGATGCTAACGGAGAAGGCTGGCTAATTGGTTGGCGTTCTCTCTGGTACACCTGGGGACAAAAAGAAACCGGAGAATGGCAGTGGACATTTCAGGTCGGGGACCTTGAAAACGTCAATATCACTCACTGGGCAGTAATGCCAAAAGCACCGGAGGCTGGAGCATAATGACCACTTTTACCGACAAAGAACTGATTAAAGAAATTAAAGAGCGTATCAGCAGCCTTGACGTGCGAGACGATATTGAGCGCCGTGCTTATGAAATCGCACTCCTATCTCTGGAAGTAGAACCAGATGAACGCGAAGCTTATGAATTATTCATGGAAAAGCGTTTCGGTAACTTAGTAGATCGTCGGAGAGCAAAAAACGGCGATAACGAATACATGGCATGGGATATGACTCTCGGTTGGATCGTCTGGCAGCAACGAGCTGGTATCCATTTTTCAACAATGTCACAGCAAGAGGTGAAATAATGGAGCCATACAGCCTCACACTCGATGAGGCCTGTCATTTTCTCAAGATATCCAGACCGACTGCCATTAACTGGATACGCACAGGGCGTCTTCAGGCAACACGCAAAGATCCCACTAAGAATAAATCTCCTTACCTCACAACACGACAAGCCTGCATTGCGGCTCTTCAGTCTCCGCTGCATACTGTCCAGGTGAGCGCGGGTGATGGCATAACAGAGGAAAGAAAATGTCACTCTTCCGCAGAGGTGAAATATGGTACGCCAGTTTCACATTGCCGAACGGTAAAAGATTTAAACAGTCTCTTGGAACAAAGGACAAAAGGCAGGCGACAGAACTCCATGACAAGCTAAAGGCTGAAGCATGGCGGGTCAGCAAACTTGGTGAAATACCTGATATAACGTTCGAGGAAGCGTGTGTCAGGTGGCTTGAAGAGAAAGCACATAAAAAATCACTGGACGATGACAAAAGCCGGATCGGATTCTGGCTTCAACATTTCGCAGGAATGCAACTAAGAGACATTACTGAATCAAAAATTTATTCAGCAATGCAGAAAATGACGAACCGGCGTCATGAGGAAAACTGGAGACTCAGGGCAGAAGCATGCAGAAAAAAAGGGAAACCTGTTCCAGAATACACGCCAAAACCAGCGTCCGTTGCAACGAAGGCTACGCATCTTTCATTTATAAAGGCCCTACTAAGAGCCGCAGAGCGTGAATGGAAAATGCTGGATAAGGCACCAATTATTAAAGTGCCTCAACCAAAGAATAAACGGATCCGCTGGCTGGAGCCCCATGAAGCACAAAGGCTGATTGATGAATGTCCGGAGCCATTAAAGTCTGTTGTTGAATTTGCACTGGCAACAGGCTTAAGACGCTCGAACATCATCAACCTTGAATGGCAACAAATAGACATGCAGCGCCGGGTGGCATGGATAAACCCGGAAGAGAGTAAATCAAACCGCGCAATTGGCGTTGCGCTGAATGATACTGCATGTCGCGTTTTGAAAAAACAAATCGGGAATCATCACCGTTGGGTATTTGTGTACAAGGAAAGCTGTACCAAACCAGACGGAACGAAAGCGCCAACAGTAAGGAAGATGCGGTATGACGCAAACACAGCCTGGAAAGCGGCGCTGAGACGGGCTGGTATTGATGATTTCAGATTTCACGACTTGAGACACACCTGGGCAAGTTGGCTGGTTCAAGCCGGAGTCCCGTTGTCAGTGTTACAGGAAATGGGAGGCTGGGAGTCTATCGAAATGGTTCGTCGATATGCTCACCTTGCACCTAATCACCTTACCGAACACGCACGGCAAATAGACTCGATCCTGAACCCATCGGTCCCAAATTCGTCCCAGTCAAAAAATAAGGAAGGTACTAATGATGTGTAACTTATTGATTTAAATGGTGCCGATAATAGGAGTCGAACCTACGACCTTCGCATTACGAATGCGTAAATTGATCTTGTAAAATCAATACCTATCGAATTTAAATGGATTTTTTGCCACAATATTGCCACAGTTCGTTAGGAATCAGACAGAAATGGCGACTATACGCAAACGTGGTAACTACCAATGGGAAGCTCAAATCCGTAAACGAGGTTTTCCCTCTCAAACCAAAACCTTTAACACCAAAGTAGAAGCAGAAGCTTGGGCCAAAATGATCGAGTCAGAAATGGCGAGAGGAGTTTGGCTTAGCCGCAGCGAAGCGGAATCTACGACATTGTATGAAGCCCTAACGCGATATGAAAAAGAGATTGTTCCCGACAAAAAAGGGGCAGTGCAAGACCGATCATTGGTGCGGATACTAAAAGGCACTCAGCTGGCGAAAAACTATATGGCCAGCATCAGGAGTGCCGATGTCGCCAAGCTGAGAGATGAATGGTTGAAAATCTATGCCCCTGCAACCGTTTTAAGGCGTTTGGCCTTACTTTCTCATGTATTCAACGTTTCGCGGAAAGAATGGGGCATGGAGAGCCTGCTGAACCCCGTAGAGGCCATTCGCAAACCTCAACCCAAGAACTCCAGGACCAGACGCCTGGAAGCGCTGCCTGTAGTTTCTGAGAAAACCGGTGTTACGTCAGGAAAGGAAATAGCCAACGAGATCGAACATATCATCGCCGCAACACATTCATTAGTATTGCCAGCAATCATTCTTCTGGCGTTAGAGACAGCCATGCGCCGTAGCGAAATCGCAGAGCTTCGATGGCGCTTTATCGATCTTGATCGGCGAGTTGCACATCTGCCGGATACTAAGAATGGTAATGCCCGCGATGTCCCTTTATCAACGAAAGCCATCACGATACTGTCCAGTCTCAAGGAACATTCTAAGCCAGCTGCTGATAAGGTTTTTGATATGCGTGCAGACGCGATTACCCGAGCTTTTGACCGAGCTGTAAAACGAGCCAGAGAACGATACGAGAAAACAAACTCATTATGTGATGAATCATTCCTTAAAGATTTAAGATTTCATGACCTTCGACATGAAGCAACTTCTCGACTTGCTGAAATTTTCCCTATGCATGAACTGACCAAAATTACAGGACATAAAGATCCAAGAATGCTAATGCGGTATTATCATCCAAAAGCTGAAGATTTGGCGTTAAAGTTGAAATAAGGACGTTGTATGGAATATAAAAATAAGTTGGTTGACGCATCATCCAAATTAAAAAACCTTCAACTATTGGCTATAATATACTTAATACCTTTTGGATACTTGATTGTAGAAAACCCATTATGGCTAGAAAATATATACATTGCCGCTCCAATTTTTCTATCATCTATAGCTTGGTAATGACTCCAACTTACTGATAGTGTTTTATGTTCAGATAATGCCCGATGACCTTGTCATG